CACCAGTGCCAGGCACCGCACGTCGGCGCTTCCAAGCAGGTTCTTTGTAGACACACCATGGCATTTTGCGCACGAGGCAGGGGTCTCGCACTGCCAGCGCGTTAGCCCGATGCGGATCTTCGCGTAACACATAAACCCAACGGTCCTTGACCCCCTGCTGTCCACTACCCCAGTTGCCGTTACCGCTCGGCGGAGGTCTCAGTCGGTGCCACGTCGGAGCCCATAGCCAACCGCAGGAGCGGTATAGGCTGCCTGTATGGCCTTGTGACGGATCTGAATAGCTTACGATCGTCGAGCAATTCGACCACTCTTTCGCGATCCACTTGCGTACGCGTGCCCACTGCTTGCTGCCGCCGTTTCTATTTCCGAACAGGCACCACCGCGAAACCTCTAACCAGGCTTCGGGCAATAAGCGCGACGTGGGGCTGCAAACAACGATCACGCCATCCGAATCGATCCATGCTCGTCCGCGGCTCACTGCCCCTAGGTAGTGCCGGCGTTCCAGTATTTCGTTCGCTATCACTAGGCCAACTTCACCCGTCGGCGGGAATAGCCAACCTTGTGCGCCTGAGTCACTCACCAATCCTCCCCCAGCCACAGCAGCAGCGAGACGAGCAGGACTCCAGCGATGATGCCGACGACGAACGGGACGGCGGGGTCAATCATCGTTCGCATCCGTCTGCCGCAGCAAGCTGAGTGCACTGCCGCAGCGGGGGCAGGGCAGCTCGAGGTGGACGGCTATCTGGTCGGCGGCACTGAGGTCTCGGTAGGTCGTGGTGTAGTAGCAGCTGACGCAGTTGAAGGTGGTGAAGGTGCAGTGCTTATCCACGCCCCAGCCCTCCATCAACCTCGGCCGCCACGTCCTTGCGGAGAGCCTCCAGAATCGTCTCAGCCTTCACTTCAAACTCCTCAATGAACGCAGTCAGAACGCGGGCCTGGAGCCGCTGTCGCTCGAGGGCCTGGAGTGCGGTGCCTATGGGGCAGCCGGTGTTTCCTGCTCGCTGTAGCGCGATCTCGATCGTTGCCCAGTCGGCGGAGATAGGCATCAGTCGGCCACCACTCGCGCGGCCTCGACCGACCCACGCCACCCCAGGCTCTCCTCGTCTTCCTCGTCCGCTTCGCGTAGCACCTCGGCCGTCACCTGATTGCAGGCGCAGTGGGGGTCGACGAAGTAGTCTCCGATGTCGTCAATCAGGTTGGTAGCGCACCACGTTCCATCGTTCTGATGGAATTCGATCGAGCCTGCGTCCCAGTAGCGCGGCGCAGGCCGAACGATATCGATCGTGTATCGGACGACCCAAGTGCGCTGCGGGACCACGCAGTCCGGCTGATGATCCTCTCCGATCTTGCGCGCAGGTCGGCAATAGAAGCACTCGTCGGGGTTACCCGCGGGCCTTGAGTCCTCGGCTGTGACGACGGTGGGGCCGTGGTCCATCTACTCGCCCTCCGCGGCGGCGAGGGCGGCCCGGGCCAGTGCTTGACAATGCTCGATTGCGTTGTGTGCGTGCTCGAGTGGGTCCAGGCGATACGTGCATTCGCAGATATCAATGGCCCGTAGCGCCTCGTACATCAGCGGCGCTGCGGCCTGCTCCGTCGAGAATTGCTCCACGGTGATGTGCCCAAGACGAATTTCTGCTTGCAGCGCAACGCCGGCCATCCCCCCGGTCTCCTTGCCCATCTGCCAACCGTCAGCAGCGACCGCTTCGCTCGGTTGTGGCTGGTTGAGGATGAACGCAAGCCAACCGTCGTAGAATGGATTCCAGCCGCTAACGACAAAGTGAACCGGAGCAGGGCCCGGTGTAAACTCAGCCACGTCAGAGCTCCTCACCGCCCGGCCCGTCGACCACATCCTCCGGAGGATCGGCCACTCGCTGGAAATCCCACAGCCCGCCCTTCGTGTCGACACACTCCCCGCCCAGCCCCAACACCTCGTTGAGATTGATCCCGAGAACCTCGGCGATCCGATCGACCGTGTCGGCCGAGGCAAGAAAGCCCTTGATTGCGCGCCGCACGGTGGGGGCTCCGAGGCCAGTGCGATGCACCAGACTGACCACCGTCATCTGCTGTCGAGCCATCTCGACGCGTGCGGCAATCCCAAAGGACAGCGATTCATGCGGGTCGATGCGTCCATTTGCGGCCAATCTGAGCGGGAAAGGTAGCTTGCGAGTGGGCATTTAGTGACTCTCCTTTGGCGGCATGGTTACCACTCGTCGGCAGGCGGCGCAAGGAGTAACAGGAAATGATGACTGATGCGGTTATTCGACGAAAATCCGGTTTGTCTGCCTCGATTCAATCAATTTGTCTACCGGAAAATTCGGGCTCCAAGTGTCCGTAATGCAAGGAGAAAGAAATAGTAATGTCTGTGTCTTGGCCCTCCCCCGCAACATACCTATATAACCCCAAATATCCACTATCGACTATTACCGTCAAAAGATTGACGGCCTACCCCCTATATATTTTTAGTAGTAGTAGTAGTAGTAGACATATAGACATATATAGATATATATAAGGAACTAAAGGGGAAATGGGTGTCTGAGGGGGTGTCTTCGGGTGTCTGGTTGTCTGCCTAGCATTTTCCTAGCATTTTCCTAGCATTCTTCTTGCTGCCGAGTGGCAGGAGCCCGCCTCACTGTCCTGGGACGTTCGGTGTGGCGGGCTCGGTTTGTTGGGGTAGGCTCCCGCGTGCTCGAGCGAGACAGCGGTGCCAGTAGCCTCGGGGCCTGTTACGGCGAGGGCAGCGAGAATGCCGAACGAGGGATAGAGCGGTTCCCTCTGAGCTGCCGGCTGGTCATCGGAGCTCGCCAACCTTCGCTGGCGGGCTTGCCCCCCAGGAGGTAATCTCACTGCATGACTGCCGGCGACTCAACGTCCAGCTCGCAGCCCGCCCGCGTTGTTGGGCGGCCATTCCTGCCTGACAACAACGCCAACCCCACCGGCAAGAATCAGTACACCTACCGCCACAAGTTCGAGCACGCGATCACCCGGCTGCTCGAGGGCGAGGTCCGCGAGGAGTACCTGAAGCTCATCCCAGAGTGCGCCAGGCCGCTGCTCCAGGACATTCCCGACGATTGGGAACTGGGGGACGTACTCGCGGCTGTGATCACCGCCCAGGCGATGACAGGTGACGACAAAGCGATGGCCGAGGTGCTGAAGCGCATCTGGCCCGCAACCCAGAAGCATGAAATCGAGGACGATCGCACTGTCGTGGTCGTGAGAGACTACTCGGGAGGTCGTAATGGCCGTTCGCCGCACGAGATTGGGCCAGTCACAATCGAAGCCAACGCCGCGGGCACCTACTCCGCCGTCGCGTCCGGTGATTCCGAGGAAGCCTGAGCCCCCTGCACCTCGACCTCGGCCCCACCCCGAAATCCAGCCGGGATGGGAGGCTATGCCCTGGTGCACTGTCCCGGCTGCGCAGCGAAAGCTCGTCACGATTCGGCCAGGCGTGACTGAAGCGGACCCGCTCAAGGTTCGTGCCATCCAGGCGACCGTCAGTGCAGGCGGCGTGATCATTCTCCGCATCAATACCAGCTTCGAGCCTCCGTGGTACATCTCGCCGAGTGCCTACCGGACCGTTACGATCGTGGATGATGTCCCGCAATAGAATCGAGATCGGGATCGGCGCCACGGGCGCGAACGTCCTGTCCTCATTCATGGCCAACCGATCGGCTCGATACTCGATGATCATGGGGCCGCTCGGCTCCGGTAAAACCTACGGCTGCGTCCAACGCGTCCTCGCTCATGCGATAGAGCAGGCACCTAACGATCGGAAGGAGCGGCCCACTCGCTGGTGCGTCGTGCGCAACACCTACCCGGATCTCATGTCGACGACGCTGAAGGACTTCCTGGAGGTCTTCACCGAGCCGGAGATGGGCCGCATGGTCAAGGGGTCGATGGAGCCGCCGACCTTTCACGGCAACTTCAAGCTTGAGGACGGCACGACCTGTAAGCCGGAGATCGTATTCATCGCACTTGACCGGGAGCAGCACATCAAGAAGCTGCGCGGGATGCAGGCCACGGGCTTCTGGTTCAATGAGGTGAAAGAGCTACTCAAGAGCGTGGTCGACATGGCAGACGCGCGGATCGGCCGCTACCCGACCACGATTGCCGGCGGCGTGGCGTGCTCGTGGCATGGCGTGCTGGCAGATACCAACGCATGCGACACGGACCACTGGTATTACCGGCTGGCCGAAGAGGAGAGGCCGGAGGGGTGGATGTGGTTCCGGCAGCCTGGCGGTGTGGCGAAGACTGATCGCACCGATGCCAGGGGGCGTATCGTGTGGGCGACGAACCCGGCGGCAGAGAATCTCTTCAACCTGCCGCCGAATTACTACGGCAACCTGCTGCCAGCCAAGGATGACGACTGGATCAGCGTCAACCTCGCGAACGAGTACGGGTTCCACGTCGACGGTAAGCCTGTTCACCCCGAGTACGTCGACAGCGTCCACTGCCTCAACGAGCTGCCCGAGCTCGACATCAAGGAACTGCGCATCGGCATAGACTTCGGCCGGACTCCCGCTGCCGCGCTGATCGTGTACGACCCGCTCTTCGGTCGCCACCTTGTGATTGACGAGTTCGTGGTCGAGGACATGAGCGCGGCACTGTTCGGTCCCGAGCTGAAGCTGTACATCGAGCGGAAGTACCCGGGCGCTGCCGTGCGTGCGTGGGGAGATCCGGCCGGCGTCGCACGCGGCGAGGCGACCGAGCACACGCCACTCGATGTGATCCGGGCCGCAGGTATCCCGATCCAGGCTGCGCCTACGCAGTTGCCCGAGCTTCGTCGTGCTGCGATTGCTAGGCCGCTGCGAGAGAACTGCATGGATGGCCGGCCTCGGCTGCTGATCTACGGGCCCGGGGCGCCGATCATTCGCAAAGGGTTGCAAGGCGGGTTCTGCTACCGCCGGATGGCCATTGCCGGGCAGGAGCGGTTCACGGACACCCCGGACAAGAACATGTACTCACACCCGGTCGAGGCGCTGGAGTACGGGCTGCTCGGGGCGGGCGAGTATCACCAGGCGCTGTCATTGCCGCAGCCTAGAGTGCGGCGCGGTATGACGCGGCAGAGATATGCGAGGACGTCGTGAAGTTTGAATATGCGTTGGACTGCGAGGCGACCAGGGAATGGCATGCGCGGCAAGTGAGGGCCGCAGAGCGTGCGGGCCGTGAGGTCGATGCACAGATCTTTGCAGCCATGTTCCCCGAATTCGACCTGCGTGGTGGTTGCGGCGGTCCCTCTTCTGCCGACCCCACCTCCCCCAACTACGTCCCCGAGTGGGCAGATCCGGAGCATTGGGAATGAGTCAAGACAGAGAATCGTTCTATGGCGCATGGCATGTGCTGGCAGTCGAGTATGGGGACGCGCGCGACCGTGGCGTCAGCAGGCTGTGCATGCCGAGAAATGATCCGGAACCACCCCACACGGAAATCACTGCATACATCACTGTGTGCAGAACCGGCGACCCATGGAAGAGGTGTATCGAGATACCAGTGCCAACTTCCGGCACGGCGAAGGATGCTGCAAGGATGTTCTCTGAGATTGCTCGGGAATTGAGAGCTCTGTCGTGAGACGCTTCCGCCGCCTACACCCAGGCCACGAATCCCGCGAGGCTGCCGCCCAGGTCGCCGCATGGAAGTACCCGCGTGCCATCCGTGACGACGAGAAGATCTGGGGCTGCTGGTATCGCTACGGCCCGGACTGCATCACATGGCTGATCTACACCACCGAAGACCTGACACACGCGTCGGTGCATGTCGCAGTGCCCGAGGAGGCTAAAGGCTATTGGTTTTCGCGACGTTGGGCCATTGGGGTCGAGGTGCTGGCCGAGTCGCTTGGGGTAGAGGTGCTCGAAGCCTCCGATTGCGACGACTGCCATATCGTGGCACGATACATGCCGCGGCTTGGATGGACCCTGGGGGGCGATGACACCTGGCTCAAGGTGCTCGACTGAGGGAGGACGGCATGGCGACACCCTTCGAAGATTTCTTGCAGGAGCGCTGGTTTCGACGGACAAAGAGGCGCTTTATTGCAAAAGAGGACCGCAGTCGCCCGGCGGCCGAGCTTCAGGCAAGTCGTGACCAGCTCAATACATTTCAGGAACTGGAGAAGTTCGACATTCGATCGAGGGGAGATACGGCTGAGGCAACCCACTTCCTGAGGGGTAGATACGGTTTTTCGGACCCGGATGTACCGATAAACCCGCCCACCGAAGAGGAATCGGAGCTCCTGAAGAAACGGAAGGCCGCAGCCAACAGGGGCGGAGGTCGGACCGCGAACATCTTCGCCGGAGCACGGCGGCGCCCGGGTGCTACCGGCGCCACGGTAGGCCAGAGCATTATCGGGACGTCGGCTGGGAGACAGGGCCTTGGCTGATCCTCACGAGATGATCAAGCAGTTAGAGGCCTTGCAGGGCCTGCGTCACAACTGGGATACTCAGTGGCAGGATGTGCACGATATCACCTGGCCCGATGGCGGAGACTTCACACTCTCAAGAGCTCCGGGCGAGCGTCGAACCGATCTCATCTACGATCAAGCCGCTGCACTAGCCCTTGAGAAGAACGCCGCCATCTGGGAACTGCTGCTCACGCCTCGCACGCAGGGGTGGCACATGCTGGTGCCGACCCTGCCGGAACTACTCGACGACCAGGAAGCCCGCGAATACTTCGAGGAACTGACCCGCATCCTGTTCTCGGGCCGCAATCGGCCAGGCTCGGGGTTCTACGACCAGAAGCATGTCAGCTACAAGTCGCTGGGTGCATACGGCAACGAGTGTTTCAACCCGATGCCGATCGATGGTGGCGGGATCTCGTACGCGTCGGTGCACATCGGTGCGGTCTGGGTCGATGTCGACGATCGTGGCCGGATCGACACGACCTTCTACAAGTTCTCGCTCAGTGCTAAAGCCGCGGATCAGAAGTGGGGCGACCGTGCACCGAAGTGCGTCAAGGACGCCCTTGGTATCACGCCGTTCAAGGATTTCGAGTTCCTGCATGTCGTCAAGCCGCGGCGCGGGTATGATCCTCGGCTGCTCGGGCCGAAGGGCATGCCGTTCGAGTCGTGGGAAATCGCGCTGAAGGACAAGGAGTTCATTCCTGTCTCTGATCCGTTGCGAGGCACGCTCGAGGAATCCGGCGGCTTCCGTACCAGTCCCTACATCTACAGCCGATTCACGGTCAACCCCTCAGAGAAGTACGGCCGCGGTCCGGCGATGATGGTCTATCAGAGCAACAGTACGTTGCAGGCGCAGCGCCGATCGCAGGTGATCTCGGGCGAGATGGCCGTGCATCCGCCGCTACTGACGCAGAGTGACGGCCTGTTCGCTGATACGGACCCAACGGAAGGCTTCGCGCTGGTGCCGTCTGCGATGAATCCCGGGTTCCTTGACGATAACCTCCGCCCTAAGGTCGTCGCGTTTCAGAACGGGTACAAGCACTCGCTGTCGGAGGCGATGATCCAGCACGATATCGATACGATCAACGACGCGCATCTGGCCGACTTCTTCAAGGTGCTGGTCGACAATCCCAACATGACAGCGACGCAGGCGCTGCTGTTGGCCCAGGAGAAGGCCAATCGTGTAACGCCTGTTGTCGGCCGGCAGCAGGATGAGGCGTTGGGGCCGCTGATCATCCGCGAGCTCGACATCCTCGCCGAGCAGGGGGCGTTACCTGACCCTCCGCCTGTGTTGCTCGAGGCGGCCGGCGAGTATGACATCGAATACCTGTCGGCGGCTACGCGGATTCAGAAGGAGGAGGAGATTCAGTCGATTCGCGCGTGGCTGTCGGATGTGCTGCCGTTGGCCGAGATCGATCCGACAATCAACGAGATCCCCGACCTGCACGAGCTCGTGCGGTTCATGGGCGATGCGCGCGGTGTGCCGGCCTCGATGCTGAACAGCAAGGAAGAGGTTCAGGCCGCAATCAAGGTGCAGGCGCAGGCCGCTGCCGCGGATCAGACCGTCGAGGATCTTCCGGGCATGGCCAGGGCTGCGAAGGATCTCCAGTCGGCCAACATGCTGCCGCGGGAAGTGCAGGCGGGGTGATGTTTGAATACTTCTCCCGAGCACGTCGGCTTGGCCGGGCGCTGCGTAGGGATTCCGCGTGGATCACTCACTGTGATGGGTGCAGCGAGGGGAAACTCGCGGACTTTGCTTATCCGTACCGCAGGCTGAATCTGTGCCGCCAGTGCGCAGAGGACGAGGAGTCCAAGGCGATACTCGCCCGCACGCAAGACAGCTCGCTTGTCGAAGCCAATGAGAGGCACTTGGACTGGTTGGACGGTCGAATTGCTGACGGGCTGAGGCGCAGGCCGTGAAAATCGATTTCCAGAAAGCCGGCGTAGGCCGTCGCGTCCGCGGCGCTCTCCGCAATCTCTTCGAGGGCGAGGGTACGCAGGCCGACGCAGACATCGCCTGGGCCTACTTGGTCGAGTCCTGCTACGACGATCGCAGCACATACGTGCCAGGCGAGGTGGACGGCGGGCTCGGCATGGCGATGCGCGAGGGGCGTCGACAGGTGCTTGCGGATATTCGCAAGGCCATCAGGTGGAGTGAGGCAGAATCCGCAGGGCATGCCCAGTCAGGGCATCGTGCGGTCTCAGGGGGGGCGTGATTATGAGCGAGGGAGCAGTGCCGGGCGGAGCAGTAGCTGCGGCGCAAGAGTCCGCAGGGGCAGAGGCCGGGGGAGCAATCAGCAGTCTCGGCACAGGCACGGGGGCAACGGCTGAAGCCGGCAGTGTGGAGCATGCCGCATTCGACATGCCGGAATGGGCGCAGGGGTTCGACGCAGACCAGCAGAAAGTGGTGAGCCAGCAGAAGTGGCAGAGCCCGGTCGATGCCGTGACATCATACGCGGCACTCCGAGCCCTGTCCGACGATGGCGCTCGCATCCGGCTGCCGTCTGATGCGGACGATACGGAGGGCTGGGACAAGATCCATACCAAGCTCGGATGGCCGGACTCGCCGGAGGGGTACGAGCTTCCCGAACTCGAACCTCAGGAAGGCAAGATTGACCTCACGCCAAAGATCCGCGAATGGGCGCACAATCGCAGGATGACGCAGGCCCAGACCGCAGGGATCACCGAGGATTTTCTGGATCACATGGCCGAGCTCCAGGAGCAGTCCGCGACGGCACTTCAGGCCCGGGTGGTCGAAGAGCACAACGAGATGCGCTCGCTGTGGGGCGAGAAGTACGAGGCGAACGCAAAGGCCGCGGCGAACGGAGCGAATACTCTGGGCCTCAGTTCTGCCGCGCAGGCCGCGATTGAACGAGAGATCGGGACAAAGGCATACCTCGACACCTTCCTGCGGGTCAGCCAGTCCCTGGGGTCGCATAACAACGCGGGCTCGCAGGGTGGCCAGGGTGGCGGAATGGGCATGTCGCCCGAGCAGGCGCGGAACAAGATCGCCGAGCTCCACTCCAATGCCGACTGGGTCAAGGGGCTGATGGCCGGCGAGGCCGACAAGAAGAACGAGAACGATCGCCTCCACCAGATCGGCTACAGCCAAGAAGTGATCGGCACGGTGAAC